TTATCTATTATCACTATAAGAAAGGAAACTTAAGTATGGATGATGATGAATATCTTGAAAGTCTTATATCTAAGGCAACAACAGAAGTATCACACACATGGTCTGATTGCGTCGATGGATTTAAGCAAGCTGATGTAGATATGGGCAGTGCCTTTCATCGTAAACTAGAGTGGATGAACAAAGCGGCTGATATCTACCTGTCGGACAACAACAAGATGGCAGGGTTTGTTGGTAAGTTTGCTGATGATTGTGGTGTTTCCTATGATTATGGTAGCCAGATAAATCGGATAAGAAAAACTTATTCGCATTACAATGCGAAAAACTTTAGTAAAGATAGTCTAGAAGCCCTCTTGTCAGCCCCAGAGGAATTACGTGAAGAGATTGTGTCGTCTGGTAAGCCTGTGACAGTATCAGAAGTCAAGGAAGCTAAAGATGCCTACAAGGAAATACAGGAAAAACCTGAGTTAAGTGACCTCAAACAGTCTTACGAAGACAAAGATTTAGATATTTTTGATGTCGTTGAACAAGTAAAAGAGCGTAAGGCATCTATGCCTATCGTACCAAAATATAATATTGACGAGGCTATGGGTGCAATAAAAGGTATTGCCCAGATGTATGGTCAACAGTATCAAGGCACAACAACAGAGGCAGCACAGGTGTTGCTAGACAGAGTAATGGAAGGATACGATCAAGATGACGTAGGAATGAGCATTGCAAGAGACTATGCTAAGTGGTTTTTGTCGCTAAAGAAGGTGTTTGACCTTGTGGGACCAGAACTAGAAGACTTCTTAGCTGACAAACCAAACCTTAAAATCGTAAACTAGGAGAACTTGACATGACAGTAACAGCAAACGTATGGAACACAGCGAAACAACAGTGCTTGGATCTTGGGATGGCCCCTAATGAAAATAATGCCAAGAAACTGATTAAACGTGGCGGTTCATCTGTAAGAAATTTTCGTAACTACTTGGAACGTAATGAAATCACAGAAATCGAACATAAACCATACACTAATGAGTTTGGTAAGCAAGAAGCGTTTGGTTCTATCTGTGAACGAAATATGGAGTACGCAGAGCATTTTGTTGAAAAGAACATGAAAAAGTTTCAAGGTGGTGTTAACAATATGACAATCGCAGCAATGTACATTATGCGTAAGCAACGTGAGCAACTAAATAAGCGTAAATAATTTATCTGGAGAGTCGCATGGCAGAAATAGGACACCAACCTTGTCCATATGTGTCGTGTGGCTCTTCTGATGCTTTCAGTTACAACACTGATGGTTATGGGAAGTGCCACGCTTGCAACACAGGATACCCATCAAAACGAGAAAAGTTTAGTTGGGCTACAGAGAAATACCCCACCAATGGGAATAAGGACTGGGATGACATGGCAGTATTAGAATACACCCCAAAGAAGATAGAGGACGGTTCCCAAGGTCGTTTTCAAGCTATGCGTGGGATCACCGCCACAACAATGGAAGACTTCGGTGTTCATACATACCCTGACCGTCAGGAATATGTATACCCTAGCGGGGGAATTAAGGTTCGTCGTTTAGACGAGAAATCATTCTACACAAAGAATGGGTTCAAGGGTGACGAACTGTTTGGTATGAACCTGTTCACGTCAGGATCATCTAAGATGGTAACAGTCACAGAGGGCGAACTAGATGCCCTGTCAGTGGCTCAAATGCTCAAAAGCAGCTACACTAACCCTGTAGTGTCTTTACCCTCTGCTACGCCATCTAAGAAGCTGTGGGAGAACTGTAAGGAGTGGTTAGATGGTTTCGAAAAGATTATCTTGTCGGTGGATAATGATGACGCTGGGAATGCCGTTGCTGATCGTATGGCTAAACTATTTCCTAATAAAGTATATCGGGTTCCCCATGACAAATACAAAGATGCTAACGAGTTCTTACAGAATGGCGCACAGGCAGAATTTAAGGCAGCATGGTGGAACGCAAAGAAGTACACACCAGAAAACATCTTAAACACACCAGAGCAATTTCTTTCGTTGTATCATGACACACCAGAGCATGTGTATGTGCCTACAGGTATTCAGGCATTAGACGACAAGATCCTAGGTTTGATGCAAGGTCACTTCACAGTGTTCAAAGCACCTACTGGGATTGGTAAGACGGAACTAATGCGGTATCTTGAGTATCAGATGCTACAGAAAGGTATTCCGATTGCTGCATGGCATCTAGAAGAAACAAAGCTACGTTCCCTACTTGGTCTCGTGTCGTACCACCTGAATGATAACCTTACTCGCAGAGACTTGATTGAAGATAAGCAAAGGGAAGAGGATGTAATACAAGCCATTAAAGACATCACCAAGGACGAGAACTTCTACCAGTTTTTCTTGGGTGATGGTGCAGGTGCCGAAGAGTTGATCGACCAGATTCGTTTCTTTAGCCAAGCCTGTGGCTGTAAGTTTGTGTTCTTTGAGCCTATCCAAGATGTAATCTCAGGATCATCTGAGGAAAGCAAAGAGCAACAGTTGGCTGACCTATCAGTGCGTCTGTCCAAACTTGCAGCAGAATTAAACGTAGGTATTGTTTCTATTGGTCACACCAATGAAAATGGTGACTTTAAGTATTGTAAGATGATTGGTCAACGTGCATCAGTTATCATCGACCTGTACCGTGACAAAGAGGCACAAGACCTAGCAGAACGAAATACAACGTATCTTAAGATTGAAAAGAACCGACCATCATCTGAGGAAGGTCACGCAGGTAAGATGCGGTTCAACTATGATACGTTCACATTACGAGAGGTAATATAGTGCCAGTATTTGACATCGAAACAGACGGTCTACTAGACGAAATCACAAAGATCCATGTCCTGTCGTGGATGGATAGCAATGGTAATGTACAGCACACACATGATTATGTGGCCATGCGTATCTTCTTTGAAGAGGCACCAGTGTTGATTGGTCACAACATCATTAGGTTCGACATCCCCGCAGTGGAAAAGATCCTTGGTATTGAGGTGAAGGCCCGTCTGATCGACACTTTAGCCTTGTCGTGGTATCTAAATCATGACCGTTTACGTCATGGTCTTGAGGGCTACGGAGAGGACTATGGAGTGCCTAAACCTGTCATTAAGGACTGGAACAGCCTAACACCCGAAGAATATGCTCACCGCTGCAATGAGGATGTTAAGATCAACACACGCCTGTATCGTGACTTGGACATTAAGCTGAACAAGTTGTATCAAGACGACGAAGAGAAAAACAGGTTCGTAGATTATCTTATGTTCAAGATGGACTGCGCCAGAGAACAAGAGACCCTACGATGGAAATTAGATGTCGAGAAGGCTAAGGGTCACCTAGAAGAATGGGAAAGGTTGAAAGATGAAAAGATGGAAGCCTTGGCTGATGCTATGCCAAAACGTGTACTTACTACAACCAGAAACAAACCCAAAGTCATGTACAAAAAGGATGGTACACTTTCTAGTCACGGCGAGAAATGGGTGGAGTTATGCAAACAAGAAAGACAACCACTTTCATCATTATCTCTCGTGGTCAAGTCAGGGGAAGAACGAGCAAATCCTAATAGTGTGGAACAGGTCAAAGATTGGCTCTTTTCTCTGGGTTGGAAACCTCGAACCTTCAAATACATGAGGGATAAGGTAACAGGTGATGAACGAAAACTGGAACAAGTACGCAGGGACGGAGAACTCTGCCCATCCGTTAAAGAGTTGGTTAATAAAGAACCAAGTATTAGTCTTCTTGACGGGCTGTCTGTTCTTACACACCGTATTGGTGTTCTCCGATCAATGGTTGAAGCAGAAGACAATGGATACGTGCAAGCAACTATTGCAGGGTTCACTAACACCCTACGCTTTCGTCACGCCAAACCATTGGTCAACTTGCCATCAGTTGATAAACCCTACGGAAAAGAAATCCGAGGGTGTCTGACAACACCAGAGGGTTACACATTGTGTGGTGCTGATATGACATCACTAGAGGATACGACAAAACGTCACTACATGAAACCACTAGACCCTGATTATGTTACAGAGATGTCTAAGGAAGGGTTTGACCCACACCTTGACCTTGCTAAACACGCAGGTGTCATCACACAAGAGGATATCGACAAGCATAACTCAGGTGAACGTAGCCTTAAAGCACTACGCAAGAACTACAAGGTGGTTAACTACAGTGCCACATATGGCGTAGGAGCCGCTAAACTGGCCCGTGAGACGGGTATGACTAAGAATGAGACCCAGACACTGCTAGACGCATTCTGGTCACGTAACTGGTCAGTACAGAGGGTGGCAGAGGGTTTACGTGTACGTGAATTGTTTGGCTCTATGTGGTTGCAGAACCCTGTGTCTAAGTTTTGGTATAGCCTACGGTCAGACAAAGATCGTTTCTCTACACTGAACCAAGGTACTGGTGTTTTCTGTTTCGACAGTTGGGTCAAAGAGTGTCGTAAGATGGGGATACAAACCATAGGCCAGTTTCACGACGAGATTATTGCCTTAGCAGAGGAAGGTGAAGAAGATGTCGTAGAGAATAAAATGCTGTTAGCAATCAATATCCTAAACGATACCCTACAACTTAATGTAGACCTTGGTATTGATGCACAATTCGGTAAGACATACGCAGACGTACATTAGTGAAATAATTTTGCTAAAGTATGTTACAAACCCTGAAAAAAGTAGATATATATACATACCAGCCACAACAAAAGGATACCCGACATGGCTAAATACACAATGGAAATGGTTCTAGAATACGCAAAGGTCTTTGAGCAAAATGCTGATATGGGCGACGCTGAAAGTAGCCAAAAGTGGTTGCGTGATCTAGCAAAGAAAGGTGGACAGGCAGTCGTAAATGCTTACTTCACAAGTCAAGAACAGATCGACACACTAGTAGGTGAAGGTTTCGAACGTATGGCCCTGAACCCTAACACAGCGCAAGAAGTTGATCGTATCAAGACAACAGATAAAGGCTATGGCATTGGTCAATACCTACAACTGAAACGTCTCATTAGTGACATTAAAGAGGTCAAAGACCGTAAGACAGGTCAGTTTGTTGAGGTTGACTATGGTGGACTACCTACAGTCGTTGACCTAACAGAGGGTCGTGAGAACAAACGTCTGTGGGACTATGAGGCTGATGGCCCATTGGGTAATGGTACACGAGCTTTGGTTCAGTTTGAGATCTATAATGGCCGAACTGTACGTCTGTTGAATATTGGTGTGTTGGAGCATGTGGCTTATGAAGAAAGTCAAAGTAGCGAAGACGATGAACTGTTTAAGGTGGCATAATGAATATTGATCTAGAAGCCTATATGGACAAGGAACAAGATGGTTACGATGGTTCTCTTCGTATGTCTCGTCAGGAGATTAACGACATCTACCAACTTGCGAACTTGTTTCAAGAATTTGCTGTCGCTGCAGGATTTACCTACATAAAAGCTGTAGGTTTTGAAAAGGACGACGAAAGCATCGTTTGGAGTGACTTCTAGTATGAATGGAAAAGTGCTGATCGACGGTGACATAATTGCCTATAGAGCAGCCTTTTCTACCCAAGACTTAATGCCCAAGGATGCAACGGATAAGGTGGAAGAGCTACTCCAATACATCCTTGAGCAGACAGTTTTGTTTCCAGAGCCAGATGACTATCAGGTTTATCTGACAGGTTCAGGGAATTTCAGGTACGACATAGCAAAGTCGCATGAATACAAGGGCAACCGAAAGAAAACAGACAAGCCAATACATCTACCGCATGTACGACAGTATTTGATGGACAACCACAACGCTATTATGAGTAATGGTGAAGAGGCTGACGATCTTATAGCAATAGAGGCAACCCGACTTGGGCCTGATACCATTGTCGCTTCTATTGACAAAGACATGCTGCAGATACCTTGTCGTCACTTTAACTTCAATAAGAATCTTTGGACTGAGGTTGACGAGTGGGAAGGTCTTAAATTCTTTTATAAGCAGGTCCTGATGGGTGATGCAGCAGATAACATCGTTGGTCTATATAAAGTAGGCCCAGTTAGGGCTGATAAGATGTTGGATGGTGCAAAGACTGAACAGGAAATGTATGACAGATGCGTCGCTGCATATAGTAATGACGAAGATCGTGTCATAGAGAACGCAAGACTACTTTGGCTACGAAGGCAAGAGGACGAACTATGGCAACCACCAAATATGCGATAAAGCATGGTTACCGATCAGGTCTAGAGGACAACATCTCTAAGGATCTGAAGGGACGTGGTGTCAAGTTTGAATACGAAACCTTCAAGATTAAATATGAGGTACAGGAAAATAGGACATATACACCCGACTTTATCCTTCCCAATGGCATCATTATTGAGTCCAAGGGGAGGTTCACCACCACAGACAGGAAAAAGCACCTATTAGTAAAGAAACAACATCCAGATCTTGACATCAGGTTTGTTTTCTCTAATTCTAAGGGTAAGCTGTATAAGGGATCAAAGACAACTTATGCAGACTGGTGCGAAAAGCATGGTTTTATGTATGCAGATAAAAGGATACCTGACGAATGGGTAATTTAAACTTCAAAGTTCACCGTGTCTTAGATGACCCCCGTGAGGATGAACAAGGGACATGGTGGTTATTGTGTTACATCGAAGACGTAGACGACCAAGAAATGTTTGACGATGAATTGCCTTTCAATGATCTGGACTCTGCATACAAATTCAAACGTCACTTTGAAACCTCAATAGATCCTATTGTATTGAGTTTTGAGGTTGAAGAGGCTTTTAAGGGGCATTGAATGGGGAAACGGTCAGACTTTACTAGGGTGGCAAGAGACTACTACCCGACACCTATAGAGGCTGTAATCCCCTTAATAGACCATCTCCCACAGGGTAAATTCGACTATGTTGAACCTTGTGCAGGAGATGGTCGTCTTATCAGACACATTACGGAACTTACTGACGGTCATGGTGATTGTATATACGCATGTGATATAGAGCCACAACACCCTGACATTGTACAGCATGATGGCCTTGATTTAGACTTTGGTGGTTATGAGGTGATGGACTACTGCATAACTAACCCACCGTGGGAACGTAAGTTCTTACATCAATTTATAGAAACATGGTTGGACATCTGCCCAACTTGGTTGTTGTTTGATGCAGATTGGATGCACACTAAACAGTCAGCCGTACTGATGACCTACTGCACTAAGATAGTGAGTGTAGGCAGAGTTAAGTGGATCGAAGGGTCTAAGAATACAGGTAAAGATAATTGTTGTTGGTATCTGTTTGATAAAAACGACATGAATGCCACACAGTTTTATGGAAGGTTGATATGATGATTAACGAGACAGACTTAGAAGCGTGGGAATACTACAACGAGGTCTACAAGAACAAGGCTATGAGCCTTAATGAATACCAGAAGATGGCAGCTAAGACAGCAATCTACAAGTCTACACATGCTGTCCTGTACCCTGCCCTTGGATTAGCAGGTGAGGCAGGGGAAGTAGCAAACAAGATTAAGAAGATGCTACGGGATGACGACTTTGATCGTGCTGCTATTGCTGCAGAGATTGGTGATGTCTTGTGGTATATTGCTGCACTGTCTCGTGACCTTAATATTGACCTGCATGATGTTGCAATGCAGAACCTAGAGAAATTATACGGACGTAAATCACGAGGGACACTCGGTGGAAATGGAGACAAACGATGATTATTAAAGGCCCACAGTGGGTATGGCGATTTCTAAAGTACATTAATACTTGGCGGTCTCACCGTAAGGTTATCAAAGAGCTTAACATGCTTAGTGACCTAGAACTTCGTGACATTGGTATTAACCGTTGTGACATTGACCGACTGGTCTGGATGAAAGATGACTTGGAAAAACGAGGGTCAAATGGCAAATAATTACCTACCAACAGACTACCAATCATTCATTCACACCTCACGTTATGCACGTTGGTTAGA